ATGAAATTATCTAATAAAAAACTTGAAGTTCTTATAGAGCAACAGAAGAAGATTATTGAAGCTGAAGATAATCTAATAGTTGTATCAGCTGGACCGGGTTCTGGGAAGACTCATACTATATCTAATAAGATTGCTAAAGAAATTGAACTCTTGGAAGATTACCAGGGAGTAATTGCATGCTCATTCACAAGACTCGCTTCAAATGAATTAAAAGAGAGAGTAGAGAGTTTAATTGAAACTAAATACTCATATATTGGCACGTTTGATTCTTTCGTATTAAACGAAATAATAGTTCCTTTTGGTGAAAAATATGTTCTTGAGACAAAAAATATCAAGCTTAATATAAATAAATACAACATAGTTTTTCCAGAAGATATCACTTTGGTTAATGATTTAACAAGAAGATATAACTCATCTAGTGATTATATATTAATAAAAGATTATGTGTATAAGTGGTTTCAAAATTATAAAACAGGTACTTTTGAAATATCGTTTCCTTCTTATCTTTTTGCAAAAAGCATATTAGAAAAAAGTTTTGAATGTAGAGATTACTTGAAATCTAGATACTCTTCTATATATATAGATGAGGCACAAGATTTAAATTCATTTCAACATATACTAATTAAATCGATAAGTGAACAACTAGATTTAAAGGTTGTTATGATAGGAGATAGTAATCAGTCAATTTATGCGTTTAGAGGAGCAAAGCCACAGCAGTTTATTAGCCTAGTTGAGAAAGGTTACGTCGAGTATAATATTGATATAAGTGTTAGATGTCATAATAGTATTATGTATTTTGCCAATAAATTTGTAAAACCAAAAAGGGTGATCAATATCCCGATTGATATCAACTTAGTAAAACGCTACAGTAGTTTTGATGAAATTGATACCATTGATAGAATTTTTAGTAAAAATACATTAATTTTGACTTTTTCAAATGCTAGAGCAGAAGAGTTATCACAGTTGTGCAATGAGAAAGGTTATGAAGTAAGATATTCAAAACAAATTGAAATCCAAGATCGAGAATTTAAAGGTAATTATTACGATTTGATAGAAGAATTATTACTCTTCTATTATAATTATGGAAATGATAATCTAAAATTAACATACTCATATAGTGATATAATTGAGTATTTTGAAAATCTTGATTTATTCGACATTAAACTTGTTAAGGAATTTATTGAAAGAACAGATATTTCAGTTTATGACTATTTACAAGGATTCTTCATACTTATCGATCCTAATGATTATAGTAATGAAATAATGAACATAGTTAGTCAGCTTGAGACTCCGTCTCATAGAGATCACTATCTTAGACAAGTAGATGTTAATAGGGCTATGACAATACACTCTTCTAAAGGATTAGAAGCCGATAATGTAATATTGATTGTTGAAAATGATTGGAACTTAAATGAGGAGTATCGGCGTAAATTATTTGTCGCGTTTACAAGAACTCGTGAAGAACTCCACATTGTTCTTCAAGGTCGATTTAATGGCGTGCATCTTCATAAAGAATTAGATAAAATAATAAACGAAATTGATTTAATCGTTGATAAGAAGTAAAGCTCAAGTAAATTGTTACTTGAGCTTTACATTAGTAGTATTTATATGACTTAAAATTTAGTAGGGAAAGCAAAACAAACGCAATTAAGTAATATCTACTATTTAAATTAGTATGATGCTCCATTTTACTTCTACATCAATTCTACCTTTTGTTTTATAAGCACCAGTGTGCAGTGGTTGATTAAAAGCTGCCATTTTCATCACCTCAGGAGTCAGTTCTTTATTTGATATATTGATGAATGCAATGTATATATCTTGACCATCGATAAGGAAACCATCAAAGATATTGTTAACATTTTCCGGTGTTAGAGCTTCGGTTGGGTATTTTAATTCCTTGAAGAGTTTCTTAAGATTTAAAGCATGATTGAAACGTTCTTCAATGCTGTTGTATTCATCCTCTATTGCATTATAAACCACACTTTCTTGAATGATCAGCGTTTCAAGTTCATAAAGCATCATTCGGTCTTTTTTGTCCTTTATGGTTATGCGTTGTAATCTATAATATTGACGCATATAATCTTCAACTATTTTTTCTTGGTCATTTAACTTTTTTTCAAATTTCTTCTTAGATAGTATGTTATTAACCTGAGCATCAAATAATGCTTCTAAGCGCCCAAATTTTCGCGACAGCACGTTTAGTGAACGAATGAGGACCTTTGATGTGTGTTTGACATAAAACTTTGATACTTTTGATTTACGGAAATATGGTGTAGGTTCTGTATTTTCATCTTCTATAACTCCCTTACGCTTTCGTTGAAGGAAAGCTTCATGGCGAGTTGAATAAGCAAATTTCTCATAGTTGTTTTTATCTGTATTATCTACTTTTTTTCTTTTGGCATTTTTCTCTTCAAAGATTGATTGAACTTGATCATATGTTTCTTTGTCAATAATCGCTTCATGGTGATTATTGATAATGTACTTAGGTTGCTCCCCATTATTGATAACACTCTTTTTTTCAAGCCCATCGAGTTTGATAAAAGTTTTACCATAGGTTATTCTGCCTATATAAATTTCATTGGTTAAAATGTTTTTAACTTGTTGATAATCAGAAAATTCTCTATTCCTAGCTGGTTTAAATCCTTTTTGTACTAAATAGATGAGGATCTCATTAAGGCTTTTGCCTTCAAGAAACATGTTATATATATTTCTGACAGCCGACGCGTTTGTTTCATTAATAACATATTTTTTATCTTCATTGATATCATATCCGAAAACAGGATGTATAGGAACCTTACCATTTCTTGCACGACTTCTATGTCCCCATCGAATATTTGAAGAAATTTGTTGTGACTCAGCTTCAGCTAGTCCTGCCATCATGGTAAGAATCATATCGATTGTAGAGTCTAGCGAAGATAGGTTTTCTTTTTCAAAGAAGAACTCAACGCCTAGTTTTCTAGTTTCTCTTATGACATTTAATGCGTCAATCGTGTTTCTTGCAAACCTTGATAAAGATTTAACTAATATAAGATCAACGTGGCCTGCATAGGCTTTTTTTAGTAACGCTTGTAAGCCGTCTCTTTTAACCATTGATGTACCGCTTTTTCCGTGGTCATAATAAATGCCAGCGAAAATATAATCAGGATTGAATATAATCTCTTTAGCATAATGTCTGACTTGAAGATCTAAAGATGATTCTTGTAATTCTTGTTTTGTTGATACACGAGCATAAGCAGCTACACGTTTAATAATATGTTTATTCGCATTTTGATTTGTTTCAATAACTTTAATTTCCCTCATATGTAATTACCTCATAGGTGACGATCTCTTTTGTAGTTTCATCATAATATTTTCCTTTTAAAAATGGTTTATGCTCATTGAGTATATCAATACGTTCATGTAGGTCATCGATAATTGAAAACGTATCATCTATGACATATCTGAGATGGTTTTTACCATCGACAAGAATCATTCCAAAAAAACTTTTAATGATGCGCTTGTCTTCATAGTTTGATTCAATGAAGTTAGTTAATGCATAAAGACGTCTTCTTGTAAGAAGTTCTCTATTGATTTGGTTTCTTAGGTTTACAATATCTATTTCACATTGTTCTAATTTTCCTTCGATGTCTTTATAGATTGTATCGTATTCTCCATCAGACATGCCAGAACGTATTTTACTTCTGACATGTTTTTTTAGTTCATTTGCAAGATCGATGCTTTTCTCTTTAAGCTTTTTAAGTGGGACATGAGAGTTGATTTGTTCTAAGGATTGTTCCATAAAAGCTAATAGTGATTTTTGCATCTCTTCGGTCTTTGTAAGTTCCTTAATGAGATGAAGTGTCGCACGTTCTACTAAGGGTTCATGAACAGAAGGATTATCACAGTTGTGTGGATTGTTTCTATCGGTGTGACACTTGAGCATACTCTTTTTGAATGTTGTTCCTGAGTTATGCATTTTAGAACGGTACATGCGTTTACACCTGCCACAGTAAACAAGTCCTTTGATAGGTTTTTGTGCAAGATGCTTAAAACGTTCCCTATTATCATTGGTTAAGATAATATCTCTTGCATGAATCATCGTTTGTACGATATCAAAAGTCTCTCTATCGATGATAGGATTGTGATTATCTTTAATGTAGTATTTAGTTGCATGGCCATCATTTTCTATGGTTCTATGTGAAAGATAATCAACTGTTACTGTCTTTTGAAGCATAAGGTCGCCTGCATACTTTTCGTTTCGCAAGATTTCTTTAACAGTGTCTGGATACCAAACCACTGCACCACGACCATTTTTAAATCCTTTTTCGGTTAAGTGTCTCGCAAGTTTGCTAATCCCCATACCATTTAAATATTGATTGAAGATGTATTTAACGGTTATGGCTTGATCTTCAATGATAACCAATTGACCATCCTCATCCTTATCGTAACCTAAAAAGTGGTTAGTATTCATCATGAGTTGCCCTTGAGCAAATCGTTTTCGAAATCCCCATTTGGTATTTTCGCTGATGTTTCTAGATTCTTCCTGGGCAATGGAAGACATGATGGTTAAAATGAAGTCTATCTTTGGATCTGCACTACTAATGTTTTCTTTTTCGAAATAGATCTCAACATTGATTTCTCGCATTTCTTTGATTACTGTTAGCATATCTACAGTGTTTCTAGCAAAACGTGAAATCGATTTGGTGATGATCATATCAATCTCACCTTTTCTTGCGGAATCAAGCATTTTTTGCATACCAATCCGCTTTTTCATGTTAGTTCCTGTGATGCCTTCGTCAGAAAACATTCCTGCAAATTCCCATTCCGGGTTGCTTTTAATACGCTCTGTAAATTCTTTGATTTGCACTTGATAACTGTTTAACTGATCCGTTTCATCAGTCGATACACGCGCATAAGCTGCAACTTTCCTTTTGACATTAATTACATTTTTCTTTTCATCTTTATACTGTATTTTTGGTTCGATGATTTCTACATATGTGTTCATTGGTGAAAACCTCCTTTGTTTACTGTGTATATTACCTCTAATCGTTTATTTAGCAAGTGAATAGTCCAATCTAAAGGGACATATTCGAAAAATAAAAAAACGAGATTTGTCCTCTATATAGAGAGAACAAGTCCCGTTTTCGATTTTCACCATGGATAGTATAACACAACTTATTGAAGAATAAAACCATCCTTAGATGGCATAAGAGAAAAATCATCAATATTTTCATCAAACACATATTTATAGACAAAGCCGTCAATCATATTTTTAAACTTTCTATAACTCATGAAACGAATGATTTTACCATCATAATACATGACTTGTTTGTTTGGTAGATCTTTAACCAGTTTTGCTTTTGTAAAAATTTGTTTTGTTTCTTTGGTTTTAAAGTGTGGATTAGAATGAAAAACATTCTCATAGTCATGATCAGGGTGCGATTCTTTATCAATAGAGATCAAATATATTTTCTCATCGTAGTTCACATCGATCATTTCTTTGCCTTTCATTTGTACAAGCAGACGTGTTCCTTTTGGTAAGTTTATGGTCTCATCATCAGCTGTCAGTAGATAGTAGTAATAATCATATTTATCCGTATGAATGTTGCGTTCATAGCTGTAAGCTAGCTTGACCTCAGGTTCCTCAACTTTTGATTGATGATTCACATAAGAGTAATTAAGCATTTTAATATTCGTGTACATATAGTAAGTTTTTTCTTCATCAATTAAATCAGCTAATGTACAACAATATAAACGAGATAAAGCTAAGATATAAGATGCAGGAGCATCACGCTCACCTGCTTCATAGTTGCGAATAGACGAGACACTAAATTTTTTATCTAATAATGAAGTTAATTGGAATTGCGTATACCCTGCTCGTTCTCTCATTAGTCTACCTATTTTTGGATAATTGTTTTTCATTATTATACCTCCCTTAGATGGCAAAAGATAAAAACATTATACATTAAATATTGTTGATTTAGATAAAAAATAATTTTTAATATATACAGAAACATTACGTATGTGATGAAAAATGACATTAAATGAAAAAATAAACAATTTTCTGTTAAACAAAAATGAAGTAATTTGAATAGGCGATTTCTATGAAATAGATATACTTTGTTATGAAAAGCACTAAAATTCATGTATCAAATCTTTCAGTCTTAATGTTGTCATATGTGCCATGAATTCAACATGAATTTTTTTTCGAAAAAAACTAAAAACATATTGGTAGAATTGGTTTATGCAAAGAGTCTAACTCGTGCTATGTGGTTGGAGTAATCCAATCAAACTTATCCAATACATCGATATTTCACCATGACGATTTTCACCAAAAATACGTCCCGTGTGTGAAGTGTTACATACTGTGTTCAAGGTTGTGTCTGATGGTGTTTATATATCATCAACAATAAGTTTGATATGGCGTAGACAATTCCCAATCATTTAGATCGAGTTGATGCAAATCAACTTTTTGTATTTATTAAACCTATCAAAATCGGCCAATTTTGAGAAAAAAATTCTATAAAGTAAAGGGAAGTGAAGTAAAAGATAAATGGATAAAGAAAAGATAAAAGTGTTCCACCATAGTTTAACTCAAAGAAAATATCTTTATGATTTTAGAAAAAAATATCAACTAAGAATGATTGACGTAGCTGAGATGATCGATATGAGTAGAAATTTTTATGAAACGATTGAAAACGGTAGAAGTGGACAGCGTTTATCCTTAAAGACTGCTTATAAGTTAGCAACGCTACTATCAATCAATTTACAAGACTTATATGATTTAGAAGAACAGTACCTGGAGAAACTGCTTCATGATTAAAGTACATCCTTTAGAACCATTAATTGAACTGTTTTGTGAAAACCTAGATATTAAGAAAAATAGTGTCATGAGTTACAAAGCTTTGCTCAATCGTTATGTGCGTTATTTAAAAAGACACAATATTCAATATGCCAAGCGTTCTGACATTATTGATTACAGAGAACAAATGTGGGAAGAAGGATTAAGAGCAAATACCATTCAAAAGCAAATCGTAGTGATTCGTAATTTCTATCAGTGGTTAAAAGTAAATCAACGACAACATCAATTTGAAGATATTTATCAATTCAATATTGCTGAAAAAATCAAAGGTGCAAAAATTGATCGTAATTACAAAAAAGAACCACTAAACAAAGAACAAGCAATCAAACTAATCGATGTTGCTAGAGAAAATAGAACTGACATTACAGGTTACAGGAATTACGCCATCATTCTTTTAATGATTATTACAGGTGTTCGGTCCATTGAAGTTGTTAGAGCAATGAAAGCAGATTTATCAAAACTATTTAACTTTTCAATTCTCTATGTCCATGGTAAAGGAAAAGATGGTGCAGATACCTTTGTAAAGTTATCTCTAGAAGTAACAGATGCTTTAAATGATTATTTAAATCGTAGGAAAGATAATTCCAGGTATTTGTTTGTGACACATGGAGAAACATCGAGTTGCCAACAATTATCATCAAACACATTAAGACGGGCGATTACGATTTTGATGAAGCAAGCAGGGATTTATAATGCAAAGCATACACCTCATTCGTTAAGACATACAACTGCATATTTAAATCTACAAGCGGGTGGCACATTAGAATCTACCCAACAGTTACTTAGACATAAAAATATCGAAACGACATTAATTTATGCACACAACATTAATCGTATCAATGATGATTCAGAGTTTCGGATCAATGACTATCTATTTGATGAAAAGAAGGAGGATGACAAATGATAAAGGAAGATCTCACGCATTATACAGTTCTTGAGGTTGCAGCGTACTTACGCGTTACAGGTAGAACGATTTATAACTATATTAAAAAAGGTAAACTTAGAGGTATAAAAATTGCTAACAAATGGCGGTTTTCAAAAAAACATATCGATGATTTCTTAAATATTCTTGAAGAAGTAGAGTATCCACGTTATGTCAAAAAGTAGTCTGGGATTAGATTTCTTTAATCTTGATGTCAATATCTTTAATGACGCTAAAATCATTAAATTAATGCATCGCTATGGACCACTTGGTTTTATGTCTTATTTTTTAATACTCACCAATGTTTTTATGAACGGTTATTATCTTGAAGCATCAACAACGGATTTATCATATATCCTTCTTAATGGTATTGGTGGAAAATATATCAATGGAAAAAACAAACTTCAAGAAATCATTTTATATTTAGCATATATCGATTTGATTGACAAAGAGTTGTTAAATCAAAACATCATTACCTCTAAAGGTATCCAAAAACGATTCTTAGTTGCAACAAGAAGTCGTAAGCAACAAGATTTATCGAAGTATTGGTTGTTAGAAGAAACAGAATCATCTCATGAAATTATAGAAGAAGTTAAAAAGGCTCAACAGAAGAAACCAAAAAGACAAAAGATTAAAGAACGAAGAATAAAAGATATTGATGAACATGCACCTAAAAAACATTATTTAACGAGTTGTTTAATCGAATACAGGTATATTAATGAGTATTCACTTGATATTTATAAATATAACGAACTCTTTGATCATCTATTAAGGAGTTATGATGGCGACTTGTTATATAGAGCAGTTAGATACTTATGCAATTATGCATCTAGATCAAATACAAAGATTGATGATCGCTATAAGTTTTTTGAAACATCAATTAAAAATAATTTAGAAAACCTAACAAAAGAACATAGTGATACTTCTATGGAGGAGTTATTCAAATCACTATTTAATTTTTAACAATAGGGTGTCACTAATAGATGTGAACGTCAGTGAAACAAGAGATATTTCATAATAACAACCATATAGAAACATACATGCCTATGCATGAAGATGAAAGAGCATTTTAATGAGAAAATGCATATTTTATGAAATGGGTAAAACTGCCCTATTAAAAATGGATACTTGATGATATCTATTAAAACCAAATATTTAACTGGTAAACAATTACAGTTTTTACTAGCTAGATCAAATGATAAAAAAATGATGTGCAAATTAAAATCAAGGAGGCATAGAGATGCAAATAAGAGAATATCTTAGCAGATACTACAACACAAAACAAAAAATTAAACTGATGCAAGAAGAAATAGAGGAGTTTATACGTTTAGCCAATTCGATACCTGGTATAAGTTTTGATCAGATCAGGGTTGATGGTACGAAGAGTTTAAAAGCACCGTTTGAAATATGGATTCAAAAAACATTAGATAACGAACTTCTGATTACACAACTAAAAAGAAAATTGCCAACCATTAAAGGTGAGATCATTTGTGTGATCGATAAACTAGAGGATTCTAAACTAAAAAGATTATTGATCTACCGATATATTGATTGGCTAAGCTGGCGTGACATCGCTAAAAATTTTGTTTATTCACCATCAACAGTTAGACGTTGGCATGATAAAGCTTTAACACAAATCGAACTTCCGAAAAAAAGACAAGATTGAGCAGGGGTGGCAAATTGTGAAACTGTCAATGGTGTGATAAGATTAAAATAAGAAAAGTGTAAACATATGGAATACTGGCTCTAAGACCAGCCTAGAAACGAGAAGAATTCAGTGATGAGTTCTTTTTTGTTTTTGCAGAGATACTTGTAGTATTCCAACTGAGGATTATATTAGTTTATATACAGTTGGAGTGGTTTAATGAAAGGAAAAATGCTTGATACATATGAGCGCTGGAAAGCATCTGGACATCTAGAAGCAAAATTAAAAGCCATCTCAGAAATGACATCAAAAAGAGCAACTCAAAAGCAAGTTGCTGACTATTTAGGTGTTTCTGAAAAAACGATTATCAAATTAAGAAAAATACATCAACGATTAGATCATGCTTTTCAATTTGGTGATGAGGAATTAAAACAAAATCTAATCGATGCAATGTATCAACGAGCAATTGGCTTTGAATATGAAGAAACACAAACAGTGATTGAAGAAACCAAAACTGGAACTAAAAAACGGATTACAAAATTTAAGAAACAATCACTACCAGATATTGCAGCAATTAAATACTTACTCATTACGAAGTTTGGTATTGAGTATAACGAAAAGAAAACAGAAATTGAGCTTATGGCTAAGCGCATAGAAAATGGTGAGGAGGTTTGGATGAATGAATATCGTGATGAAACAAGTTTCGATACTCCAAGAGTACGAAAACAATCCAAGAAATAATGAGGAAGCAATCCATGCTGTTGCTAACTCAATAAAAGAGTTTGGTTTTAAAGTTCCAATCGTCATTACAAGTGACAATATCATAATAGCCGGACACACACGCTTAAAAGCCTCTGTGTCGCTTGGTTTAAAAGAAGTTCCATGTATTATCGCAGATGACTTAAATGAGGCGCAAATTAAAGCGTTTCGATTAGCAGACAATAAGACAGCTGAGCTTGCTTCATGGGATTTATCAAAACTTGAAGAAGAATTAGCAGATATTGATATGGATATGCTTCAGTTTGGATTTGAAGAAATGGAAGAGCTGCTTCCAGATAATGCTGCAGATGATGATTTTGATATAGATGAGGAAATTCCAGAGATACCATTTTCTGAAACTGGTGATATTTATGAGCTTGGACCTCACAGGTTAATGTGTGGAGATTCAACTGATGCGTCTCATGTTCAAAAATTACTAGCTAGCAATAAAGTAGATATGTTATTTACTGATCCACCTTATAATGTGGATTATGAAGGTACAGCAGGTAAAATCAAAAACGATAAGATGGAAGATAACACCTTCTATCTTTTTTTATATAACGCATTTCAAAATATGTTTGAACATACAAAACCTGGTGGAGCCATCTATGTTTGTCATGCAGACACGGAAGGTCTAAACTTTAGAAACGCATTCAAGAATGCGGGGTTTAAATTAGCTGAATGTCTCATTTGGGTAAAAAATGCATTAGTACTAGGAAGACAAGACTACCACTGGAGACATGAACCTATTCTTTATGGATGGAAAGAAGGCGCAGCACATTACTTTGTGGATGATCGTTCTCAAGATACTATTTGGGAATATAACAAACCACGAAAGAATGAAGAGCATCCAACCATGAAACCTTTAGAGCTAGTTGGAAAAGCCATCAGCAATTCATCGAGACGTCATGAATCGGTATTAGATTTATTTGGTGGTTCTGGATCAACGATGATCGCAGCCGATCAATTGGATCGCAAATCTTATTTAATGGAACTTGATGAAAAGTTTATCGATGTCATTGTAAAAAGATTTATTAAGCATAAAACAACTAATGTTAATTGTTATTTAATTAGAAATGGAAAAAGGTCTCCACTGAGTAGTTTTGAATACTTTGAAATTTAGTCACTATAGTGAAAAAAGCACTTGCTATTAAGTCTCTTTAGAGTGATATATAGTGTAACCAAAAAATTATAAGGAGACTAAAGTTATGGAAAAACAGATTAAATTATCAGAATGGATTGAAAGATTTAAATCAGGTGAGTTTGATAAACCTGATAAAACAACTCAAATTAATGCTGGGTGGTTCGATTGGTTTTGTAGAGACACAAGCTTAGCCAATAAAACTAAGATGATGGGTAACATCATCAAACAAATCAAACCAGGCGGAAAAGTGGACCTTGAGACAAGTTATGTATGGTTTAAAAATAATTGTCCACTCAATGGTCCACTCTACGATGATTTTAGAATTGCAGACATGGAGACGAATAATAATCTAATAGTCATTCAAATTGGTTGTGTATGGAATGATTCAAAATATACAGTTTATGAAAGGCTGGATGCATTTGATAAACCTGCATTTAAAACAAACTCATCAAGAGAACTTGTTAAATGGTTAAACAAAGGATGGAACGCATAATGTATAAAGAGTTCAATGCACATCCAAAAGGAATCAAAACAACTGATTGTGTTGTAAGAGCGATCGCAACAGCAACACACAAAGACTATCTCGAATGCAGAAGAGAACTGAATCAAGCAAAAAGAGAATTCGGTTATTCAAACTATAAAGATACCAAATTCTTATATGACTATTTTAAAGGGTATCCAAGACTTATATTTAAACCAGTTAAGGGAGAACCAAGAATTAAAGGTAGTGACTTTTGTGAACTACATCCAAATGGAAATTACATTTTAAAAATGGCTGGTCACGTGACAGCTTGTATTGATGGTGTAATACTAGATACTTGGGATTGTACATATCGTTCTGTTTATACTGCATGGGAGATAGTTGTATGAAAGTGAACTTCCTTAGAAAGGCAATGCCTGATGAACTGATTCCACGTGATGAGTTCATCATTGAAAAAGAAGTTGTGATTAATAAAGATCTATTTGAAACATTTATACAGGATCCACTCAATGATTATGATTTTGTTAAAGAGAATATTGATTTGATGTATTGTGATAAAGATGATGTGTTTCATTGTATTTTAATAACAAGTGATGATCATGACTTTGGCATATTGGTACAAAGCGAAGGCTATCATTATGCAAGATATGCAGCATACATACCAAAATCATTACTTAGGAGCGAATAGCTTCTTTTTTAATCGTTTACAAAGGAGATGAAAATTATGCAAGTAATTACTAGTGAGTCCGTTTTTAGTGGTCACCCTGATAAGGTTTGTGATCAAATTAGTGATGCCATATTGGATGCTATTTTAGAACAAGATAAAAAGGCAAGAGTTGCAGTTGAAACAGCAATTAAAGATGATTTAGTATTTGTCTTTGGAGAGGTTACGACAACTGCAAAAATTGATTATGCTGACATCGCGAAAAGGAAACTTCATGAAATTGGTTATGAAGAGGATTTTAAAGTGATGGAAAAGATAAGTAAGCAGTCACCAAATATTGCACTTGGAGTTGATTCAAATGAAACACATGAACAAGGAGCAGGTGATCAAGGGATCATGTTTGGTTATGCTTGTAATGAAACACAAGAACTAATGCCATTACCTATAATGTTAGCAAATCAGATATCCAAAGAGATGGATCATTTTCGAAAAGAGAAGTATTCACATATTTTTGGACCTGATGGTAAGTGTCAAGTATCAGTAGCATACAAAAACGGTAAACCAAAGAAAGTTCAAACTATCATAATATCTGCACAAACAAAGCCATGGATTAAAAAGGAACTTTATGAAGATTTAATAATTAACGAAGTTCTAACAAAGATATTTGATTTTAATACGATTAAAGAAGCTGAGGTATTAATCAATCCGACAGGAGAGTTTATCATTGGTGGACCTTCTGCTGATTCAGGTTTAACTGGTAGAAAAATTATTGTAGATACCTATGGTGGTTATGCTAAACATGGCGGTGGTGCTTTCTCAGGAAAGGACGTAAGCAAAGTTGATCGCAGTGCAGCTTATTATGCCAGATTCGTAGCAAAAGCTGTTGTAGGGGCAGGATTAGCGACACACTGCGAGATTCACTTGAGTTATGCAATTGGCATTGCTAAGCCTATAAGTATTTTAGTAAATACATTTAATACTGGCATTACATCAGATGATAAAATACAAGAACTCATTAACCAAGTATTCAACTTTAAACCAGATAACATAATAAAAGAACTTAACTTGGGTAACGTAAAGTTCCAGGAGCTTGCAAAGTATGGACATTTCGGTAGGGAAGATTTAGAGGTTCGTTGGGAGCATGTAAACGATAAAATTACTGAACTTAAAAAACTTTATGAAAAAGTCTAAAGAACTTCACCGGTTCTATAAATCAGCAGCATGGAAGTTAGCTAGAGAAATCAAAATAAGAAAAGCTAATGGGAAGTGTGAACGCTGTGGTGCACTTGGTGAAGAAGTTCATCATATCATAAAACTTACAGTTCAAAATGTAGTAGATCCAATGATTAGTTTAAATCAGGACAACCTAGAGTTTTTGTGTAAAAAATGTCACAATGCAGAACACAAGCGTTTTTTTAAAGAGAAAGAATTTGATGAGGATGGAAACTTCATTCACAAATAAAATCTCGTTTTTATTATTCATGTTTGATATAATGATTATAAAACGGGGGTGCTAGAATGAGTGATTTTAATAAAGCTTTAAATACTATAAAAGAAGAAGTAAAAAAAGAAAAAAATAAGATTGTTGAGTATGTTACATCTAAGAGCATTATTTTTAATGGAACCTTATTTGATAATGTCTATAAAATTGAAACTGAAAAAGATTTAGAGTCACTTTCATTTAAGGCTAAACGTGGTGTCTATGTTTTTATTATGACGAATCAAGTCGAACTTAATAAAAAATTTAATTGGACTAAGTGTGGTTCTAGTTTAAATGATGGTAATTATTCATTAAAGGATAAAGAAATCCTATATGTCGGCAAAAGTAAATCAATTAAAACTAGATTAAAGCAACATTACTCAAATACAGAAAGTTCCCCTAATTCACTAAAATTGAAAACAGAGTTTCGTAATAATCTATTAGACAATTTTGCAGTGTACCTGTTTACGATGAAAGATGAATATAAGAGTACCAAAGGTACTCCGAATGAAGCTGAAAACATTATTCTAGGTAGTATTGAAGAATTGTTACATGAATATTTAGAACCTAGAGTTGGCTCAAGAAGAATATAGTAACCCCCGCCCTACTCTCTATAATTTTATGCGAGGGGTACCGCGTATGGGGCAATTAAAAAACACAAGACAGATTTTTTGAAAATCAGAAAAGAGGTTTTCAATATTTTGATTAATAATGAATACAGGCGACTGAGGTCGCTTTTTTCTTTGGTAGATGAATCAAAGACTGAACTGGTAGATAGTTTAATTTATCAAGCCGCATTTATGAAAGTGGAACTTGATAAGTTGCAAGAACAAATCAAAAAACATGGAGCTATTCAAATATCTAGTAAAGGCACACAACGCCAAACAGAAGCCGCCAAGTATTATACAAAACTTGTGAATTCTTATGGCACGGTTATTAAAACATTAAATACGATTCTTGGTACACAAGTTGATGATGGTGATGATGCATTTGATGATTTTCTAAAGAGATCAGCTGAATGAACTATTTAATCGAATACTACAATGAAATAGAAAATGGCAATATCATCGTTGGGCAAGAATTAAAAACACAGTTAGATCAAATCATAAAAGATTTAGATAACCCAGCATATATATTCGATGAAAAACCTGGGAACTTAAGAATTGATTTTATCGAAACTTTCTGCAAACACACGAAGTCACCTTTTAATGGATTGCCATTCATTTTAGAACTTTGGGAAAAAGCACTCATTCAAACGGCTTATGGATTCAAAATGGCTGATTCTGGACTTAGAAGGTTTAATGAAGTTATTTTACTGATTGCTCGTAAGAATGGTAAAACAACTTTTGTTGCCGGTATTGATTTAGCTGAATTCTTTTTATCAAGTGGTGGCGTAGATATTGTGTGTGCTTCGAATACAACAGAACAAGCGAACATTCTTTTTGAAGAGATTAATAATATGAGAGAGCAATCTCCAGCATTATCCAAAGATACCAGAAGCAAGAAGAACATCTTTCATATCTATTCACCAAAAACAAAGAATAAGATAAAGAAGCTGTCCGCACAATCAAGAAATAAAGATGGATACAATATCGAGGTTGGTTGTATTGATGAGGTCCATGAGATGACCGATTCAAAGGTCTATGACGCAATCAAACAATCTCAATCGACTAAAAAAGAACCACTGATATTTATCATTACCACTGAAGGGACAACCGTTGGTGGTTTTTTAGACAGTAAGTTAGATTATGCTAGAAAGATGCTAAAAGGTGAGATATCAGATCATCGAGTATTGCCCTGGTTATACACTCAAGATTCAACCAAAGAAATATATGAAGATCAATCCACTTGGCAAAAATCAAATCCAAGTATCGGTGTTGTCAAAACCCCATTATACTTAGAAGATGTCATGAACAAATCAAAACATGATTTATCTACTAGAGTGACAATGCTTTGTAAGGATTTCAATATCAAACAAGCCGATTCCGGATCATGGTTAACCTTTGATGATCTTAACAATGAATATACATACTTATTGGATGAGTTAAGAGATTCTTATGCTATTGGTGGAGTAGATCTGTCATCCACCACTGATTTGACAGCTGCAGTACTTGTTATTCAAAAAAGAGATAGTAATAAAAAGTATGTGATTTCACATTTCTTTATGCCTAGTGAAGTTGTAGAGAAAAGAATCAAAGAAGATAACGTACCATATGATATCTGGATTAAGAAAGGTTTTGTGACCTTAACAGAAGGTAATCAAAATGACTTTAGTTTAGTCACACAGTGGTTTATGAAGATGATACAAACATATGGAATTAGACCTCTATGGGTTGGATATGATCCGTGGAACTCTCAATACTGGATTAAAGAAATGGAAGACTTAGGATTTAACATGGATAAAGTCAGACAAGGTATCTATTCATTATCTGAACCTATGAAAATCTTAGAAGCTGATTTAAAGAACAATTTAGTTAACTACAATAACAATCCAATTATGAAGTGGTGTTTATCAAATACACAAGCAAAGGTTGATTTAAATGGAAACATCCAACCATCCAAACTTAACTCAAAATATAAAAGAATTGATGGTACAGTGGCTTTAATTATTGCTTATGTCGTTTTAAATAGATACAAGACTGATTATGAAAATATGTTATAATTTACTTGGGTGATTTTTATGAATGTAAATGATGTGGAAGCAAAAGTTAAAATGATTACTGAGTTCTTGATTAAAGAAAGTATAGAAGAAAATTATGATAATCTTAAGAATAATGTTAGTGAGATAATAACTCCTACTGTAATTCCATATGTTGAAATTCAGAGATTATATCTTTTTAGAGCAAGAAAGATAGAAGATATATCAAACATTGAAGCATTTACAAATTTAGATATTTGGTTACCACCCATTGAAAAGACAGAACTAGGTAGATGCAATGTAGAAAAAAAACCAGTGCTATATGGTGCACTTGATCCAGTAACAGCTATAAACGAAACTAAAATTACTAAAGGCGATTATTTTTTGTTGGGCTGTTATGAGTTATTAGAAAAGAAAATAGGTTCCGAATTGGAAAGAACAGCAGTTATTGGAATACCAAAAGCAGACAATAAAGATACTCCTGTATCACGAATCACTCAAGGAATTACATCAAATTTTTTGTACACTGAATTTACCAGAGAAATAACAAAATGGAATAAAGAGAGATATTATGTTACCAATGCTATTGTGGATCATTTGTTTAATAAAATGCAATTTAGAAGCATCATTTATCCCTCAGTTATAAATAATAAAAGAATGAACATATTATTAAATTATGAAGCAGCTTCTGAAAGAGCAGCATTTTACTATATGTATGTTTGTAAAATATTAGAAATTAGTGGGACTCAGTTTAAAGCTCATATATATAAAAGTTTAGATCAAGTGGAAACTAAAGGAGAGTTAAATTGGAGGACACTTGATAACACAAGAGTATTTACTTTTGATAGTGAAGGACCTCAAGATCAAGTAGAGGTTATTAAGACACGTTTGAGTAAACATCATGAATAGTTAAAAGGAGAGACATTCTCCTTTTTTATGAAAGAGGTGAATGGATGCCTATTTTGAAGAGAAAAAGTAAAACTGGATCGTTTGATGCACTCCAGTTAATTAGTAATTTAAATACATTTTATACACCATTTGGAACAAATATTTCAAAAAGTGATGTGGTGAAGATATGTATTGACAGGGTTGCGAGCCAATGTGCAAAACTCAAACCACGATTTATCAAAACCGAAAACAATAAGACAGTTACCGAGAAAAAAGGTCGACTGTCTTTTTTATTGAAGTATAAACCAAACGAGATTATGACACCTTATGATTTCATCTACAAAACAATCACTTTGCTCTTATTAAATGATAATGCATTTATCTATCCAAAGTTTGATAAACAAACAGGAGAGCTAAAAGGTATCTATCCATTAAGACCAATTACGGTTGAAATGATTATTGACAGTTCTGATAATTATTTCATTAAGATGCTGTTTGATAATGGTGACTCATACATTTTGCCTTATGATAATATCATCCATTTAAGACGACATTTTGGGCAAAATGATATCTTTGGTGGTAATGGATCAAGTGGAGATCACGAAGCGATTCTTAAAACAATCTCAATTAATGATAGTTTATTACAAGGTATTGATAATGCGATCAAGTCATCGATGCAGATTAAAGGGATTGTTAAGATGAATGGGATGTTATCAGAAGTAGATAAGAAAAAACAAAGAGAACTTTTTGATATCGCATTGTCTGATTCAGTTAATACCAAAGGAAGCTCGATTATTCCCATTGATTTAAAGAGCGAATACATTCCTTTAGATGTTGACCCTAAACTGATAGATAAAGACACACTCGAATTTTTGCAGTCAAAGATACTTGATTACTTTGGTGTGTCAGTCCCAATATTCACAAGTAAATATTCTGAAGAAGAATTTAACTCGTTTTATGAATCTACGATTGAACCTTTAGCTATTCAACTGAGTGAGGCTTTTTCTATAGGTCTACTAACGCATAATCAATTGGAACGTGGAGAAGAAATCATTTTTTATAGTGAAAGATTACAATATGCTTCATGGAATACCAAAGTGACAGCCATTGAAAAACTGATGAGCTTAGGGATTATGTCCCTTAATGAATCAAGAGCATTACTTGGATTAGAACCTATTGAAGGTGGCAATAAACGACTTCAGTCATTAAACTTTGTTGATGCCGATAAAGCAAACCAATATCAAGTAGGAACGGAGGAACCTAAAGATGAAAATAACAGTTAATGGAAAAATATCAGAAGATGCACTTAAAGTCATCTTAGAAACACAAAAACAAAAAACAATCATTATTGATGAATACTGTAAAAAAGAAAAGTTGGAATCCTTGTTTTATAAGGATTCTGAGCTTGAATATGAATATCAAAAACAAATAACTACGAAGCCTAAAAAAGTAGAGGTAAGACATAATGATTAAAGAGACTAGACTTGCAGATGTCACACTTCATGAAGAAGATGACAAAATGATTTTAGAAGGCTATGCTTTAATATTTAATAATGAAACACTTATTGGTGATGAAACGTATGGTTTTATTGAAGAAATTGATTCAAGAGCTTTAAGTGGTACCAAAATGAAAGATGTTCCTATGAAATACAATCATATGGACTCTTTTTTAATCATTGCTCGAACTAAGAATCAATCCTTATCATTAACCATAGATAATGTAGGTCTAAAGGTGCGTGCAGAGTTGTTAGATACCCATACAAACCAAGATATCTATAAAATGGTAAGAAGTGGACTCTTAGATAAGATGAGTTTTGCTTTTACGGTTGATGAACAAGTCTGGAATCGTGAAGGAAGCATTCCCAAAAGAACTATTACTAAAATAGAAAGGTTGTATGATGTGTCGGTTGTGGATACTCCCGCGTATGATGCAACTTCTATATATGCTCGTTCTTTAGAATCTATGGATTTAGAACTAAAGGCTATGGAGTTAGAAGAGCAAAAACAAAAATCAATTTTAATTAAAAAACGTATTAAAATAAAAACGCAAATTTGAAAAGGAGAATTAGCATCATGAACTTAGAATTAAGAAGAAAAGAAATTGAATCAAGACTGACTGAAATTAGAGGTCTTGTAGATAATGAATCAGATATTTCCAATCTTGAAACATTAGAAAACGAAACGACCAAGCTTCAAGAAGAGCGTACAATGATTGATAAGAAAATGGCGATTGCTACCAAAGCAGAAATCAAACCAGTCATTATCGATAATCGTAATCAAATCGATAAAGATAAACTCGAAAAACGCGCAGCTAGTTTACGTGAGAGTAGAGTCATTCAAGTTTCTAGTGAAGAGATCTTATTACCTGAACATACCGCTTCTGGGTTAGCACCTGTTCCATTTTCACAAGTATCAACGCTTGTGGATCGCGTCAATGTGATCAATTTAAATGGTGGTGAAACCTATAAGAAGTCATTTGTTAAAAGTAATGGTTTAGCAGGTACAACGCTTGAAGGACAACCTTACAGTGAAACAGAACCTGCATTTGGTTACTTAACGATTTCAAAAGTGAAGATTACTGCTTATACAGAAATCACAGAAGAACTTGAAAAACTTCCTGCAATTCCTTATCAAGCAGAAGTGCTCCGTAACATCAATATTTCACTAAAGAAGAAAATCAGTGAACAAATCTTACGTGGTGCAGGAACAACCAATACATTCACTGGAATTTTTAGTGATGCAGCAGTTGCACTTGCAGATAAGCCAGCACTTGAAATTGAAGCCATTACGGATTCAACCTTAGATGACATTGTCTTTGCCTATGGTGGAGATGAAGAAGTTGAAGGTGGCGCAGTGCTTATCTTAAATAAGAATGACTTACGTGCATTTGCAGGACTTAAGACTCAAGAAGGACGAAAAGTTCACTTAATCGATTATGTCAATAAAACCATTGATGGTATTCCGTACATCATCAACTCACATTGTAAAGCGATTGCTGATAGCAATACTGCTGCAGGTGAATATGGAATTGCATATGGTGCGCTTAAAAACTATGAAGTGCCTGTATTCTCATCAGTAGAAATTGGTAAATCGACTGACTATAAATTTAAAGATGGCATCATAAGCTATAAAGCATCAGTATTTACCGGTGGTAACGTAGTCGGCTATAACGGCTTCCTACGTATCAAAAAGAAAGCTGCAGCTTAATCGCTAAAGCTTATTAATATGGTAAGAAAGGATTGATCTCATGGCCATACTAGACATTGTAAAAAAAGCACTACTCATCCCCCTATCAGAATCGTACGCTGATGACGAGCTTCAGACTCACATTAGTAGCTGCAAAGCATATCTAATGAGTTGTGGGGTTGATCCTTCTTATATAAATGACGAATCAAATCCAATGGTTAGTACATTAATCATTATTTATGTGAAAACATTCTTTGGTTTTAAGAATGATGGTAGTGCAAAAGAACTACCGAAGACATTTGATATGTTGGTTGGACAGATTGCACTAACTAAAGGAGCTAATTATCATGTATCCTAATTCACCTAATATCAGATTAACACTACTAACCATGGAACTGATTCAAAATTCTATCGGATCTACAACTTATCAACTTCAACAATCAAAAGAAGTGATCGGCATCAGTTTCAGTATTACATCAAACGAATATTATGAGAGTAAACGCTCAAACATTAAAATTGACATTGCACTCAAATTACAAAGTTTTTTATATGACAACAGTAAATATGCAGATATTGCTGGTGTTATATATAAAATTGAAAGAACCTATCAGATAGGACAGTTTATTGAACTATACCTAAATAAAACAAAAATTAGAAAGCGTGATGTTATTGGTTACACTTGATGATTTGGGGACTAAGATTTCTCAACTGGTAGAAGACTACGCACAAGAAGTGACTGTAAAACTTGAAAAAAGGCTAGATGAAACAGCACAAGAAATCGTAAAGTATATCAAAGCACATGCACCAAGAAGTGGTGGTTCAAAACCATTTGCTGATTCTTTTGTTGCAGAAGCACAAGGTCGTGGTATCGATAAGACGATCTTTATTTATTCTAGCAACAAAGGAAAACTAACCCATTTACTTGAGTTTGGATTTACACATCGCAGTGGCAAATATGTAGGACCTAGACCATTTATGCGTCCAGCCTATGATTTATTAACACCAAAAATGTTAGAAGATATCAAATCGATTATTGAAAAAGGTGATATTTAATGCAAGAAAAACTAGAAGCATTATTTGAAACTCTAAATTCTGTATTACCTGGAAAGGTATCTTATGGAACAAGAGATGGCTTAGAAGAAGATCCAAATTACATTATCTATCAAGAATTAAGTAATCGAGCGATTGTCTATGCAGATGACAGAGCCATTGCGAAAGTCGCAACCTTTCAAGTTAGCTTAATCACTGAAAAAAAGAATTTAGTTTTAGAAGAAGTATTAGAAGCATCCCTTTATTTTATGGGTTATGAATATGACTTATTATCTGAGTTTGTCAATGAAGACGGTTCAGTCAACAGAGTATATGAAATCAAACAGGAGGAATTTTAAATGAGCAATAAAGTAACATTCGGGTTAACAAACGTCCATTATGCGCTAGCTACACAAGCAGAAGATGGCAGTTGGACATTTGCATCACCGAAACGCTTAGAAGGTGCACAAGAGATTACAACCGAAGCCATCGGTGGTAGCACTCAAGTCTATGCAGATGATAAAGTCATCGCAACTTTAGTTTCAAATTCAGGAACTACAGTCACACTTAAATTCACTGAAATTGATGATGTCTTTAAAAAGGACATCTTTGGTGTATTAGAAGATACAAACGGCAACTTAGTAGAAGTTGTCAATAGTGAAACAAAGACCTTTGCATTAGGCTATGAAATTCAAGGAGATATCAAAGCAAGACGCATTTGGTATTTTTTATGTACAGCAACGCCATCCGGTGATGCAAGTAAATCAAAAGCAGATTCTATTGAAGCAAATTCAATCACGCTGAATATCACAGCGAGACCCATTGAATCTGGAAACAATCTCATTCTTAGAGTCATTGCAGGCGTAGGAGATAGTAACTATCCAACTTTTCTGACTACGACACCGAGTTTACCAACATTTAATTAGGAGAGCACATGGAAAAAACACTTAAACTAGGCGACAAAGACTATCGCCTACATTCATCATTGTTTACGATCATTGACTATCGTAACGTATTTTCAACAGAATTATTTAGTGATATAAGAAAGTTAGAGAAATCAAATATCAAACAAGAAGAAGATTTATCTTCGGTGATCGATACGATCTTTCGAATCATTTACATTTTAAATAGACCTTTTAGCAAAGAATCGTACAATGACTTTTTGATGTCATTGGATTTTTCTTTATTAAGCAATCAAAATGAACTTGAAAATCTAACGAATGCGATTGGTGAAATGCTCGGGACATTTCAGAAAAGACCCACAACCAAACCACCCGCAAAAAAATGATGATTTAAACATAACCGCAAACATTATCTTCAATCTTGCACATTTAGGCATATCTATCGAAGATGCAAAGTATTTTGATTTAGCAACTTACTTCGATATAGTAACGCTTGAAGTGAATGTAGGTAATGGAAAAGAATCATACAAACGAGCAACACAAAGCGATATAGATAGATTTCTACTTTAGGAGGTGCGTATTAATGGCAGAAACTGTCAAAGGACTAAATATAAAATTAACACTTGATGGTAAAGATCTAGAAAATGAACTCAATGGCATCAAAAAAGATCTCAAAGAACAAAATAAAGATCTAAAAGCGATTAATACAAATCTTCGTTATGATTCATCCAATTTAGACCTATGGAAATCAAAACAAGGTAAACTTAATGATATCTTAACGCAAACAAAGAAGAAATTAGAAACACAAAATCAAGAACTAACAAAAGCAAAAAAAGCAGTACAACTTGGTGATATGAGCCAAGAGGAATTTAATAAGTTAAAACGTAATGTTCAATATACTGAAGCTGAAATTTCAAAACTTAATACTGAGCTTGGTAAGACCAATGACAAAATTAGAGAATTAAACAATGCTAAATTCGATAAGATTGGTAAAATTGGTTCAACGCTCACGAAATCTGTCACGGTTCCTATCTTAGGAGCCGTTTCTGCTTTAACAGCCTTTTCAGTTAAAGCGGCTTACGCTGCAGACTCTATTGGAGATACGGCACAAAAGATAGGATTATCTGCAGAAGCATTTCAAGAATGGAATCATGTTGCAACCATCATGGGATCATCAACTGAAAGTCTTAATAGGGCTTTTATAAAAGTCAATGGCATCCTAGGTGATATAGCTACAGGTAACGCAGATAAAGTTGCGGATAGTTTAGCATTAATCGGATTAACTGTAGATGATATCAAGGGCAAGAATGCTGATGAGGCTTTTGAAATCATTAGTGATGCCCTCAGTAAAGTCGAAGATGAGGCGGTAAGAGTTGGTGTAGCTAATAAGTTTTTTGGTGAGAAAATCGGAACAGAACTTATTCCGATATTATCAAGTGAAATATCTACCATAAAAGACTTAAGACAAGAAGCGAGAAATCTAGGTATTGTGACCAATGAACAAGCAGCTCAAGCGGGTGAGTTTACGGATGCACTGGATAGAACCAAACAAGCACTATCTAGTTTAGGGATTGATATTGCAACAACAATGATGCCTATTTTACAAGCATTAATTATCAAAGTAAGAGATGAAATGATTCCAGTAGTCAAAGACTGGGTTTTTAGATGGAATAATCTTGATTCAGATACGAAGAAGATGATTGCAACACTGATTGGTTTGGTTGCTGCCATAGGACCTGTCTTATCCATTGTAGGTAAAGTTGGACCACTACTTAATGTTGTGTCCATGACGCTTAAAGGTGTCGGTTCTGCGGGGCTTTTTGCTGGTACAGGGATAAACTTTGCTACACTTGGTATCGGCGCTCTAATCGCCATTTTAGCGATGGCTTTATTTCAAAGTGAAGAGTTTAGAGCATTGCTTTGTAGACTGATGGAAACATTCATGCAACTCTTACCACCGATTTTATCCATTGTGGATGCACTGATGACTGCACTCCAACCCATACTTGATGTGATTATTGAGCTAGTGGTTATGCTAATTGATTTATTAGTACCTATTTTAGATGTCATCTTGATGCCACTCATCATGCAAGTCGGTATGTTTGCTGAAATCTTAGAAATGCTTGCACCACTGATTACAATGCTAGGTCAAGTTTTACAAGCGATATTGGTGCCTGCAATCAAAGCACTAAAAACAGTTTTAGATCCTATCTTAAAAATCGTTCAAAAAATTATTGAGTTTATTCAAAAGATTTTTGAATGGATTGGTGAACTGCCTAAAAAGATTGGCGATTTTGGTGGCAAAATAAAAGATACCTTTTCAAGCGTCACTGATGGTATATCTAATATCGCCAATAAAGTCACAGATGGTATCAGTGATTTTGCATCAAATGCTGCTAAAAAGGTGAGTGGCTTCTTTGGTGGTGTTGGTGATTTCTTTTCAGATACTTTTAATTTGAAAGGATCTAGTACAGTTAACAATTCAAATTCAAGTCAATCAACAAGTAATACAAACCATATCACCATCAACACGACATCGCCTACATTTGATATCGATTCCATCAATAAAGCATTAGGAGGTAGTGTCATTTGATTCGACAATTTTATCTAGAAAACGAATTCGGTGAGATCTATTATTTTAATCACAAAAACCAGACCATTATCGCACAAGTGAGTGGTCTTGGCTTTTCACTTGATATGAAGTATTTAGAGTATAACCGTTTATATGCTCGTTCTGAATATAATATCCCTTTAACTGAAATTAGTGAAACACTTATCTTTTTAAAAGGATATGCAGGCTATAAAGCATTTGTTGATTTTATTAGTAAAAGCAACAAATCCTACAAACTGCATTACCATAACAATGCATTTAAAGCATATTGCTATGTTGATATCGCAAGTTTATCTAAAGCAGAACTTGTAGCAAATACCATTCAAAGCAATATCATATTTAAAAAACTATCACTTTGGTTAAAAGAAAAAACCTATGAAATCATCGCTAATGGTTCATCAAGCGGTAAGGTTTATCCATATGTCTATCCCTATTATTATTCAAGTTCTTATGAAGGGAAAATATTCATTAAAAATGAAGGGTTAAATGAAGCGCCTCTAGTGATTGAAATGATAGGTAGCGTCATGGATCCAGAAGTGTTAATTAAAAAAGATGGAGAAATCATATCGACATTACGCTTATATATAACTGCAGAGGATATAACTCTTACGATAAATGCTATTCCTAGTCAACAAGAAATGGTGATGGATGAATCCGGTGTAATCACAGATATTTATCGTCATCAGGATTTTGAATCAGACAATTTTATATTCTTAGATCATGGGAATTTTGAAATTGAGTTTAAACCTGGTGTTGCAACACAGTCGATTTGCAGAGTTACGATTTTAGAAGGCTATTTAGGCATATAGTTTATGAAACTACTATTTCTTGATCGAAGCACTCTGCAATATAAAGATAATGCATTTGTAAGTAATGATTTTGAACTAACCTTAGATATGGTTTTAATTAAACGCTCAACATTTAAAGTGAACAAAACAAACATCAACTGTACCATAGGTGACATTGTCATATATAAAAATCATGTGAATTCATATATAGGCATATTAGAAAGCATAGAGATCAACGATGATTCGACAACAAATATCAAATCGCTTGATTTTAGAGAGATTTTTAATTTAGAAATTCCATCAACAAGTTTTACTGGTGATTTAGCAGGATATATTTATCAAATCATTACTGACTATTTTAAAAACAACATGGATGATAAACAAAATCTACCTTATTTAGCAATAAGCAAAGAAACCAGTGTAACAGGGAGTCTTAGCTTTGAAACTGACCACATTGTCAGTATGTCAAAGATATTTGAGCTTGTATCAAAAGGATATGGCATCAGCTTTAATACGGATGTTACTTATGTTAGAGGACGTATTACGGGTATTGTATTTAGAATTGTCAGTGTGAAACAAGGCATGATCATCAAAAGTGATTTTTCATCCATTTTAAATATTGAAACCAATGACTCAACAAGTCAACTGATTAATAAGATCGTCTTTTATCCAAGAAGTGACAATCAAATCTATCAAAGCATTAAAACCTATTATTTACTAACCACTGGAGAAATCACGGATCATGCTTCATCAGATCTCAGATACACAAGTGTCATGTCAAAAAGCTATATCTATACCGATAAAGATTATGAGACATTAGAAACAAAAGCAAGAAGTGAGATGGTCACCTCTAAACTGGATCATCATATCACATTTATGATCGATATGAAAAATAAGGTGTTTATACCTTTTACCAATATTCATTTAGGGGACTATATATCTTTTATGCATAAAGGTAAAACGTATGAATCAGTGATTACAGGTATTAGATTTAAAGATTCATTAAATTATGCATGGATAACATTAGGAGAATATCGCGTGAAACTAACAGAAAAAATTCAACTACTTAGTCAAAATAAAGGCAGTATTTCGACGAACAATATCACCATTACCAATACTGACATCGATGGAGGTGAGTTTTAATGGGATTACAAAAAATCACATTTGAAGGTGGCAATGTCACATCAAAGATTGATTCTGATTTATATCATTTCCTCTTTTCAAGTGATGTAGGGATATTAAAAGGATTAAAAAGTGAAATAAGTTATACACTGGCCAACAATACCATCACATTAGGTGATGGCTATGTATCTATTTATGGAAGAATTATCTATATTGAAAATCAAACAACCATTGGCGTGACACCAGATTCTAGTAAGTTTGGTTATGTCATATTAGGTGTTAATACAACTAATAATTCAGTCAATCTTTATTTAAAAGAACAAACAGGTAGTTATCCTTCATTGACGATGAATAATCTGTTAGTAAGTGATGGTTTATATGAGCTTGTTTTATGCGCATACATAAAAACAACCACCTCAGTCACACTAACAAGCTATTCAAGAAAGCTGATCGATAATGATAAAGCAAAAGTCAATGATTTAAATAATCAAATCTATATTAAGTACTTACCTATTAGAAAGTCATTAACACTAGTAAATGCAGGGACATATCGGTTTTCAGGGACAAATTCTGTAGAACTCAGAGAATCCATTCTTTATGTCATTATCAATGGCACAACTGTCGTAACATTCCCTGGAGAGCTACTCTTTATTATTGTTGGTTCGAATACAGCAGTATCATATCGATATGGATCAAGTGATTATTCATTAAGTATTTCATATGAAAATGGTGTTGTAACCTTAACATCTACAAATTCAAGTCACAAAATAACAAGTTTATTCATAAAAAAATAGGAGGATATCATACATGGCAACAATTCAAATTAAAAGAAGAACGACAGCTGGTACTGGACCAATTGTTGGGACAGTAGGTTCTGTTAAAGCAGGTGAACCACTGGTTGATTTTAGTGGTGAGCATCTATACATCGCTAAAGCTAATAAAACAGCAAGCACTTCTGTACCGTTAGCAGAATCTGATTATCTAAAAATACCAGGTGTAGCCAAAGTTAACACTCAAATTGATACAAAAATTACAGCATTAGGTTTAGGCACTGCAGCAACAAAAAATACTGGAACAGGTAACGGCAATATTCCTATTTTAGATTCAAACGGAAAACTAGCAGATAGCATTATTCCAAAGATTGCGATGACAAATACATTTGTTGTTGCGAGTCAAACGGCAATGCTAGGATTAACTGCAGCCCAAGAAGGTGACGTTGCTGTTAGAACGGATTTAAATAAAACATTTATCCTAAAGGCATCACCTTATTCAACACTTGCAAATTGGCAAGAACTCTTAACACCAACAGATGCAGTCACCAGTGTCAATGGATCAACAGGTGCTGTATCGATTACGCTAGCTGGACTTGGTGGTGTAGCTGCAACTACTTATAATAATCATGTTGCTAGTAATCTCCATTTAACTGAAGCACAAAGATCGATTTTAAGTAATGTTAAAAATGTCTATATCAGTGATGCCGATGGGATTGCAGTTGCTGCATCAGAAACTGATTATACCAATTCAGTGATTATCGATGGTCTGGTATATACTGCACTCGTTGATTCTAATTATTCACCAACGACAGTGAACTATAAACTAGGTATTGATAAGACAAAGGTTCTCACACCATCTTCAATCATTGATGGTGGAACCTATTAATGGCCATCATTAGAGTTAAAAGAGGGACAGCCAAACCAACAACTGCACAACTAAATTATTTAGGTGAACTGGCATTTAACTATAATGATAATGCTTTATATGCAAGAACACCATCATCTGTTGTAAAGATTGGTGGAGAGATGGAACTTGTTTATGCATATGAAGGGTATGATTATATCCATACAATCAATTATCAATTTAATCCAGACTATATCTATAAAGTGCATATCATTTCCTCAACATATGGAAGCTCATTGGATTTATCAGATACTTATTTTTATTATAGAACAGTATCTTCATCAACCTTAATTGGGAGCTATCTTAATTATCATGCAAGTACAGAGAGTAATATCTATCAAACAAGAAGTGCAAAAAATACGACTGTACAATATATCGAAGATAGTTATGAATCAGGACCAACCATCACAAGTGGTATATCAAAAGTCATATCGTTTGAACTCTCTCCAATGTTTAGATCATCTTTAAGTGATATCGTCCAATGGACTGCTTATGGGAAAAGTGTGGCATCCTTATCTGGTCAAGGAAATTCAACCATTAAGTCATGTGACTTTGTGCATTCAGTGAATGGTTCTCTAGGCCAAATCTATATCAATACAGGATTAAACCTAGGATCACCAGATAGTTTATCAATCAATGTCTACAGGATTAAAAGAAAGTGAGGTCTTTATGGGAATTATAAAAGCATTAGATACCAAGTTTGGTGTTCAAGCATCATATCATCGAATTACAGCATTTAATATCAATTATGTTGATAAGAAAGTTGTGTTATGTGTGGCTTCTTATGCATCAAAAGAAAAACGTTCAGTTAACAAATCACCGATTGAGGAAGTGGATATTGCAATTCCGTTTAATGATTACTCATTGTTTTTAAACTCAAATCCACTTGAGATGGGTTATTTATGGTTAAAACAAAACGTCATTGGATTTGAAGATTCCATCGATGATTTTGATTTTATTGAACCAGTTGTAGCTAATGAGGGAATTGAAGAAGATGAATGAGATCTATAATATGGTAAAAGCAGTATTTCCAAACACGGAAATACTGCTTATATATTATGGGGGTTCAAAAGCCTATGGTTTAGATCATGCATCTAGTGATATTGATGTCACAGTTGTTTTAGAAGGATTCAATGGCATATTACATCTATTTATTGGTAAATATGATCTCTTTGTTTTTTCGAAAGAAGATTTTATTAAAAGACAGCAATTTGATGATTCAATCATTGCATACCACAAACAAGCTGCAGATAATGTACTTGCTATTAAACGCAATGAGTATTATCTCAATCCGGTTTTTAGTGGTGAACTTGATACTTTAATTCATAGCATAGATAGAGCATTTGTTTGTCATTTCATTGATTCAGTCCTTATTTACGCAAGAAGCAAGTTTGAAATCAATCCAACATCAAAAACACACTATCATTTATTTAGATTAAGAGGTATGCTCGATCATTATGAACTTACAGGTGTGTTTGATCTAACCGTTGATGAACCCTGGTATAAGATGATGATTGATTATAAATCTAATTATAAAACCGAATACGCAAAAAAGTATATAGAAGAGATTCGAAACCAACTCATATACTTAGAAGATTACAGGAAAGAGATGATCAACAATGGATTGGGATAA